AAGAACCTCAAGAAGAACCTCAAGAAGAACCTCAAGAAGAACCTCAAGGAGAAACAGATGGAGAAGAATCTCAAGAAGAATCCTTACAAGAATCTCTTGAAGAATCTCTTGAAGAATCTCTTGAAGAATCTCTTGAAAAATCTCAAGAAGAAAATACCGAAAACATAAAATCTATTGCTATAACAGAAAATGCTGATGATTTTGTAAATTTAAATGTAGCTGAACTAAGAAAGCTAGTATCATCAAAAAAATTAGTATCTAATCCTAAAAATTTAAAAAAACAAGAACTTTTAGAACTTCTAAATAAAAAATAATTTTATATAATTTAATATATATAACTATGAATCCATTACAAGAAAGAAATAGAGATATAATAAAAAATAATAACATTAATACTAATTGGGATTACAGACATTATTTAATGAATAATGCAAAATCTATTATGACTCATAACAAATATAATTCATGTTTAAATACTGGAATATCCAATGACGTTGATTATAAAAAACGAGATGGAAATCCATATGTGTTTACTTCAACTTTAGATAACTCTAGACCGTTTGGTTATCAAACAAGTGATTTAAAAGAAACATTTATTTACAAAAGACATGGAGAGATACTTAAAACCGCACCAAAAATTTTAAAAAAATAAATAATAAAATTATTATATTTAAAAATATAAATATAACAATTGTAAATGAAGGTATTAAGTATTGATGTAGGTATAAAAAATTTAGCATGCTGTGAATTATACGTTGATAATAAGGATTATACAATACATTCTTGGGATGTTATAGATTTATGTGAAACAAAAAATGAAAAATGTTTATGTTTAAATAAAAATGGTAAGATTTGCAATAAAAAAGGTATTTATCATAAAAATGAAATATATTATTGTAAAAAACATGCCGAATTAAGTGATTATGTTATTCCATCTAAAGAACTAACGATTAAAAAACTAAAAAAAAAAAAAATACAGGATTTAAAAGATTTATGTGATAAATTTAATATTACTATAATCTCTCCAGCTTTAAAAAATAATATAGTTTTGTCGATTGAAAACTATGTAAACGAAAAGTGTTTAAGTAAGATTGAAAGTACAAATGCAAATGATATGGATTTAATAACGATTGGAAGAAAAATAAATGAATTATTATCAAAAAAATATGAAAATGTATTTGACATAGTTTTAATAGAAAATCAAATAAGTCCAATAGCAAATAGAATGAAAACAATTCAAGGTATGATTTGTCAATATTTTATAATGAATAATGTAAAAAATATTGAATTTGTATCATCTATAAATAAATTAAAGGATTTTGATATAGGTAAATCAACTAGTTATAGTGAAAGAAAGAAGAAAAGTATTAGTATAACAAAAGAACTATTAAAAGAAGATAATTCTAGTAAAATATTTGACACAAGTAAAAAAAAGGACGATTTGGCAGACTGTTTTTTACAAGGATTATGGTATTTAAAGAATAAAAATATAATAATTTAAAGTGCGAAAAACTTAAAAATATAAGTTCTTAATAATTCATAATGGAAAGTATAGAAACGATTGAATTAGGATCATTTAATGACGGGCCAGAAAAAATAATTAATGCAGATAGCGGAATATCAAGTAGGCCTTCTGTAAATTTTGGCCCAGGTGCAGAACTGTTAATGAATGATAAAAAAATTAATTCTAATGAGAACATGGAATCTGATATAAATTTAGGAGATTTGGAAAATCTAGAAAAAGAACTAAATGATACAACTTTCACATTAGATAAAAATGAAAACAGTTCTAGATATCACGAAAACAAATCATCACTATTTAATAATGATGAAGAGGATTCTAAAATAAAGATAAATATTTCAAAAACTATAAATGAAACTGAACCTGAAGATTCGAATGGAATGGGTTTTATTTTTGGAAATCAAGAAACAAAACCTTCCGCACCGGTTGATAAAACTTGGGATGGTTTTGCAACATTTAATGATATACCTATAGGTGAGAACAAGACAGACCCAAAACCGCAAATGAGTAAAGAAGAATTGCTAAAAGAAAAATTTTCAGTACTAAAAAAATTAGAAGAGCTAGAGAAAAAAGGAGTAGAACTGACGAAAAAGTACAATATGGAATCTTCTTTAGCAGAAATGCAAGGAGAATATGAAACAATTATATCTGAGAAAGAAAAATCAAATAGTGTAAAATTTCAAGGTCGAATGTTAATGGCTGCAATTACTGGTCTAGAATTTTTAAATAATAAATTTGATCCATTTGATTTAAAACTAGATGGATGGGCCGAGCAGGTGAACGAAGGTATAGACGATTATGATGATATATTTGCAGAATTGCATGATAAATATAAATCTAAAGCAAAACTAGCACCAGAATTAAAATTAATGTTTCAACTAGGCGGAGGAGCAATAATGCTTCATATGACAAATACAATGTTTAAAACATCAATGCCTGGAATGGATGATATTATGAGGGACAATCCCGATTTAATGGAACAATTCACAAAAGCGGCTGTAGACAAAATGGGAGACGAAAATCCTGGATTATCTGGTTTTATGAATAACATTATGCAACCGGATATTCCTACTCCTCAGGGTCCTCCTCCACCTGCAGCAGTACGTACACAAGGTTCATACTCAGAACCAGTAGTTGATCGTCAAGCAGATGTTCGTATTTCAAATAGACCCGATTTAAGCTATGGTAGAGGAAATACAGATGGAATTAGTATATCGGAATCATTTCTAGATACAAATGTTGTAGAACAAACAAAACCTATAGAACTTCGTGATGAAATGAGCGGACCTACCGATATAAATGAACTATTAAGTGGTATTAAAAATAAAAATGACGAAGAACCTGTAAGTTTAAATATAGGTGATAAACAACCAAAAAGTAAAAGAAAAAATCGCTCTGATAAAAATACTATAAGTCTTAATATATAATAAAATATTTATATTTTATATATAATGTTAATAGATAGACTCTGTAGTCCCGCATTAATATATTTAGCATTTTCAATTATACAACTTATTTTAGATATATCACAAGGTAAATATAGATTGGCTATAGCTAAGTTGTTTATTTGTTTACTATTTACATATTTATTAAATGTTTTATGTGAACAAAGATTAACTCAACTTTCATGGATAATTATATCATTGCCATTTTTATTTATGGGATACATGTCATTACTTTTAGTTTATGCACTAGGGTTTTCCGATATTAATGGTAATGATATTAATAATAATGAAGATAAAGATGATGAGGATGATAAGGATGATAAGGATGATGAAGAAGAGGATGCTAATAATAATGAAAATTTAATAAATAATATATTTACACCAACTGCATTTGAATCTTTCGCTTTAAAAAAAAGGCAATCTGTACACTCAGCGCCTAAAAATGCAGAAAATATTAATATAGATGCACTTAAATTAGAGACCGGAAAAGTATAATATTATATAAATAAATTGAATTTAAATAATATTAATAATTAAAAGTAAAAAAAATGACACAAACATTTATATTAATTGATGGAAGCTATTTCATATTTTATAGATATTATGCATTACTAAATTGGTGGAGACATTCTCAACAAGAAACAGAACCTTGTTTAGATAATATAGAATTCATAAATAAATTTGAAAATATATTTATAAATAAAATTAAAGAAATTAAAAAAAAACTAAAAATAAAGGATGCTTATTTACTTGTAGCAAAAGATTGTTCTAGAAATCATATATGGAGAAATACTCTATATTCTAATTATAAATCAACGCGTGATAATAATGGTCTTGAAACCCTAGGTGCTTGTTTTAAACATGCTTATAATAATAATTTATTTCAAAAAGGTGGATGCTATCATAAAATATTATCACACCCTGGTTTAGAAGCAGATGACTGTATTGCATTATTTACAAATTACATAACTAATAAAATACCAAATAGCATAATATATATTGTAGCAAGTGATGCAGATTATATGCAGTTAAAAACGCCTGAAATTAACATAGTAAATCTTAAATATCAATCTATTATAAATAACAAAACCATATTTGAAGACTCAAAAAAATCTCTATTTTGTAAAATTGTTTCCGGGGATAAATCAGATAATATACCACCCATAATTACAAGATGTGGTATTAAAACCGCTATTAAATATTATGAAAATCCTGAATTATTTGAAAAATTATTAAAAGATAAACCTAAAGCAAAACAACAATTTGAATTAAATAAAAAACTAATAGATTTCAATGAAATACCTGAAAATTTAAAAAAAGATTTCTATGCGACCTGCGTTGAAATTATGTAGTACCGTTTTTTAAGTAATTTTATTTCTACCATAAAAATTTATAATTATATATATTATAATGAATCTAGACGGATTTAATTCGTTTTTTTCACCTTTAGGAAAAGAATACTGCAACTATTTTTATTTCCTATCAGTGTTTTTCTTTATATTGGCAGTTATACAAGTAGGATTATTTGTAATGAAGGCTATGCAAAAAGGTAGTGTGAAAGAATTGCCTCAACTATTTATTTATTTACTTTATCCTCTGCTAGCGTATTTCCAAAATAGATTACTTTTCTCAATGTGTGTAAATTAATTCCGTATAATATAAATATTAAAATAATTTATATTATAAACATGTCTGTCAGTGTAGTATTTAAAGGTAATGCCGGAAATCATATGTTTCAATATATAAGTGCAATTATTTTTTGTGTTAAAAATAAAATTCCGTTAAACACTCGTCCAACCGCAAAAATGTTAAATACTTTAATTTTTAATGAAGATTTATTTTCTTTTAAAAACCCACATGAAGGTAAAAAAGGGAGAGCAAAATTAACGTTTAGAAATTTTGATGAAAACGATGAACTAAAATTTAAAGGATACAACTGCGATTATATTTTTGCGGATTTTTTTCAAAATGCTAACTATTTAAACAATAACTATGATATTATAAAAAAATATGTTTATTCAGTTAAATATGACTGTAATTGTTATTTATCAAATTATAAACCAATTAATAAAAATGATATTCTTTTTATACTTAGATTAGGAGACTTTAAACATGAAGGTAAAAATAGTGAAATTGTTCACCCAAATTTTTTCTTACATATATTGAAAAATAATAAATTTTCAAATATTTATATGTTAATACATCCATTTAATGATAAAAATAGAATTAAGTATTTAAAACATTTTAAAGATTATGAAGAACGTTTAATCCTATTAGATAATAGAAATGAATTACTAGATTTCAATATAATTAAATACTTTAAAAATATTGCTATAACAAATTCTACATTTAATTGGTGGTCTTGTTTCTTTGAAGAAAATTTAAAAGATAAAAAATTATTTTCACCCAAATTAATAGGATATTGTGGAATCGGAGATAAATTTAAATGTCATGGAGCACACGTAAAAAACTTATGTAATATTCGTAATATTTCTATTCCAGTTGATAATGAATTTATTAACTTAGGTTAATTTTAAAATAGGACGTCTTTTTTGTTGATCTACCCAATGCACCTTACCACCCCTTGAAGCTTTCCAAAATTTATGTAAAAAACTTAAATTACCCCCATAATCTTTACCGAATATTCTATATTTTCTGCCTTCCACTTCATAAGTACCATCTTTATTTCCATAAAACGTACAGTTAGAAACTATATCTACTCCATTAGATACTGCGTTGACCGCTCTTGTAAAAACAGTCGGTCCCGTCATTTTATGAATATCGTGAGGATGTCTATTATTTTTAATATTATCTACAACAAGTTCAATCGTTTTTTTCATTATAGGGTGTTCTTTCGCAAAAAACAATGCCCATTGTGCATAAAATTTATCTCCAGATTCTCTTGTAATAAATGCTTCATCATCTTCCTTAATAAAATCTTTTATAGGTTTATTAATACTTGAATCAATATCTAAATAAATACCTCCTTGCTTATACAATATTAAATATCTCCAGAAATCTACTTTCGCAACAATTATATCTATTTTATCATAACATTCTACAATCTCTCCATCAAAATTATCGTGAACATATTTGTCTATTTCTTCATCGGTATAAATTTCATGTGTATAATCCGGATTATTCTTTTTTAAAACGTCTATAACATGCTCTTGAACTTTTGAATGCAACTTTTTAGTATGCCACGATTGATAAATATTTTTAGGTATTACCATTATAATATTTATTGGTAAAATATTATAATAAATTTAACCTATCAACATTTACAGTTATCATTTATGGTTAACGAACGACTATAGCCATGAATTTGAAAATATTTTTCATCCGGGTCTGTTATCTGTTCTGCTAAATCACAACAATCCACGTGTTCAAGAATATTACTAGATAACTCTTTTTTAAATACACGTTGTTTTTTTCTTTCTAAATACGAACCGCTGTGATGATAATAACGCATGCTATTATCACAATAACAATCACTACTATTTAAATTATTATTTCCATATTTTATATTGTCATTTATTCCTTTCGTATAATGTCTTGTTAACTGTAATGCTTTTTTTTGTTGATAATCGCAACAACCCGCATTTTTAGATAATCGATAATCTAACTGTAATGGTGTTTTATCAGGACATCTATTCACATTAGACGTAGTTGAACCACCTGGTTTATTTATTTCATTAATCAAATTTGATTTTGATGCACGACCACCCGAACTACCTTGTCTCCTCCAATGTTTCATTGGATTCGCTCTGAAATTATTAGGAGTCTCATAACTATTATAAACCATATTTGAGACGCTACCACTTACAGTAACATCATCATAACCTTTCCAATTTTCATTTGTACGTCTAGAATAAAACATTTTTCTCATGTTTAAAGGCATATAAATAATATTTAGAAAATAAATTATTTATTAATATTAACTTATATTAATGATAATTGAAGTATTAATAATATTTTTTTTAATTTTAATTATTCTACATGTAATAAAAATAGTATATCCACTTATTGAAGGAAAAAAAAGGAGAAAGAAAAAGAAAAAGAAACGCGGCGGCGGTGGTGGCGGAGGCGGAGGCGGAGGCAGAGGTGGGGGCGGAGGCGGAGGCGGGGGCGGAGGCGGAGGCGGAGGCGGAGGTGGAGGTGGAGGCGGAGATAGAAGCGCTGAAGAAGAAAGAAGACGTATTTTGGAAGAATCTCAGAGAAGAAGAGATGAAAATGAGAGAAAAAGAAAAGCTGCAAGGAAAAGAGATAATCAAGGTAGATACAAACAAGCTCGAAATAAATTTAAAAATAAAAGAGATAATCTTAAAAAATTAGAAAAAAAAATAAGAAAAAAACTATCTGACCAATCAAAAGGTGCTAAGGAAAACCAAGAATCTATACTTGCATTGCAGGAAGATATAGAAATTCTTAAAGATAATGAAAATATATATTATTATTAAATAATTTATCTATAAAATAAATTATTTAATTATATTAATGATAATAGAATTACTAATTATTTTTTTTAGTGTATTAATTTTTTTAAGAATTATTAATATTATAATTCCTGTTATTGAAGGAAAAAAAAATAAGAAAAAAAAAAGAAAAAAAAAGGGATTTTTTAAAAAAATAGGAAAAGATATTGAAAAAACTGCTAAAAAAACTGGAAAAGGTATAGAAGGTGCATTTTCAGGTGATGATGGATACGAATTAGATCCAGCAGGATATAGAGTTATTACGGATAAAATAAATAACCAAGGTAGAAAAATAAATGATCTTCAAGGAGAAATAGACGTAAGAATTAAGGAATCGAAAGAAAAAGAAAATGAGAATCTATTAGTGTTAAAAGATATGGAAGAAGATGTTGATTATCTTATGCAGCACAAAACCGCTGAACATTTTTTTGAAGAGGGTGGGGGACGAGAGTGGAACGAAACGCAAGGAGCCGCAGCGGAGAAAAAAAAGAAAAAGAAAAAGAAAAAGAGAAGATAATAAAAATTAATTTTCTATCATTAGCTTATTTTAGAAATAAATAATTTATAAATATATTATATATAATGTTTAATAATAATAATATAATAGAAGGAAATAAAAATAGAAGAATAAAAAAAAAAAAAAAAAAAAAAAAAAAAAAAAAAAAAAAAAAAAAAAAAAAAAAAAAAAAAAAAAAAAATAAATATAAAACAATATAAGAAAAATATATAAATAA